GGTACCGGCCACCGCTACGAAGACCCCGTTGCCGTAAGCCACGCCGTACCAGTCGTTGTCCGCGGCGCTGCTGCGGATCGTCCAAGTAATCCCGTCCGGTGAGGTCATGACCCGGTCGCCCGTGCCGCTGGTGGCCACTGCCACGAACAGCCCGTTGCCGTAGGCTATGGAGGCCCAACTGTTATCCGCGGCGCTGGTGCGCAAGGTCCAGGTGATCCCGTCCGGCGAGGTCATGACCCGGTCGCCCGTGCCGGAGACGGCCACCGCCACAAACAACCCGTTGCCGTAGGCCACGGAGAACCAGTAATTGTTCGCGGCGCTGGTGCGGATCGTCCAAGTGATCCCGTCCGGGGAGGTCATGACCCGGTTGCCCGTGCCGGAGACGGCCACCGCCACAAACAACCCGTTGCCGTAGGCTATGGAGGCCCAACTGTTGTCCGCGGCGCTGGTGCGGATCGTCCAGGTGATCCCGTCCGGTGAGGTCATGACGCGGTTGCCCGTGCCGGTGGCGGCCACCGCTACGAACAACCCGGCGCCGTAAGCCACGCCGTACCAGTCGTTGTCCGCGGCACTGCTGCGGATCGTCCAGGTGATCCCTCCAAATACCACTTCCTGATCCAGCGTTTCGCCGTCGGCATAGATCGCCACCGTCTTTAGCTTCAGATGATCCAGCCCCGAGAGATCCTTCACCACTTTCTCACAGAGGCCGCCGCTGACGTAGGTCCCGAAGGCCGTACCGTTCAAAGGAGTCGTCCCGTCGGTCAGGTACAATTCGAAGGTGCCGGCGGCTTTGTTTTTGACCATGTAGGTGTTGCCGTTGAGCTGGGTCATGCCCACCACGCCCGTGATGCGCACGAATTCGTTGTTGACGAAGGGGTGGGCGCCAGCGGTTACGACCACAGGCGTTGCCTTGGTGGCGCCGGTCATGGCGTCGGTGGTAGCGCTGTAGTCATAGATCTTGCCGCAATCCACGAAGTGGTAGTCGTCCTCATCCGCCGGGCGGTTGATGGGCTTCATGTATTCGATGTACTGCTTGGTGACGCCGTCAATCACTCGCTGCACGCACAAGTAGATCGTGTCCTCCGGGTTCGTGGCGTCTCCGGATACCACGGCTATGCTCTTTACCAATCCATCTCGCGGGTGTCTGGCCCAGGCCACGATGCCGTTGTTGCGGTCCAGGGTCAACGCCGCGAGTTCTCCCGTGGCGCGGATGGTCCAGAGCATCGACCTCGGCGACCGCTGCCAGGCCAGGTCTACAAAGACGTCTTCGCCGATGTGATCGGCCAACTGCGTAAGATCGGGTGAGATGTAGCCGCCCCGCTCCATGCTGTACATGAACTCGCGCAGGCGTTGCCCGCCTTTCTGCACGAAGAGGAGGGACTCGTTGGCCAGTATCGCGCCCACCCCGGCGTTGCCGTGGGCGGAGACGCGGTCCGTGTAGACGTTGGCGCCTGTGATCGGCGCATCCCCCCCACTCATCAGCCATTCGCCGTGACTGGTGCCGATCACGATCCTGTGATCCTTCGTCTTCATCCAGACGATCTCTTCCAGCACATCGGAGGCGAGGGTGTATTCGTAGGCGGCCGCATCATCCGTGGCGTCCAAGAGGAAGTTCTGAGGCCAACCTGTCCGAGATCCGCGGACTTTCTGACCACGCCCGAGGATCAACCTCTGATCGTGGAAGGTGAGGGCCGCGGGATATTGAGAACCCCAGGAGACTCCTTCCCAGGCATCCGGGACAAAAGCGCAGCAATACCCCATCCCCGATGGCAATGTTCCTGGATCGGCGAGTTTCGTGAAGGTGTCCCCACTGCGCTTGTAATTCGTGATGTAAGGACTAACATCGTGCGCCACCGCCAGATACACACCGTTGGCGGAGAAAGTACAGCCGCGTCCGATCCCCGCCGGAAGTGCCGCGGGGTTGGCGAGTTTCGTGAAAGTACCCCCGCTACGCTTGTAGATCGTGACGAAAGGCGTAGTAGCATGCGCCACTGCCAAATACATACCATCCTCGGAGAAGATGCAGCCATACCCTGTCCCCGTGGGGAGCGTCCCGGGGTTGGCGAGTTTCGTGAAGACATCGCCGCTACGCTTGTAGATCGTGACGAAAGGCGTAGTAGCATGCCCCACCGCCAAATACACACCGTCGGCGGAGAAGGCGCAACCGTATGATATATTAGTCGGAAGTGCGCCGGGGTTGGCGAGTTTCGTGAAGACATCGCCGCTACGCTTGTAGATCGTGACGAAAGGAGTATTGTCATGCGCCACCGCCAAGTACACGCCATCTGCGGAGAAGGCGCAACCGCGTGCATGCGAAGCCGGTAATACGTCGGGGTTGGCGAGTTTCGTGAAGACATCGCCGCTACGCTTGTAGATCGTGACGAAAGGAGTATTGTCATGCGCCACCGCCAAGTATAAACCGTTGCTGGAAAAGGCACATCCATATGCACTCAGAGGAGGAAGTGTCCCGGGGTTGGCGAGTTTCGTGAAGGTGTCGCCGCTACGCTTGTAGATCGTGATGAAGGTGCCGGCGGAGTGCGCTACCGCCAGATATATGCCGTCCCGAGAAAAGGCGCAGCCACGTCCCTCGGTAGACGGCAAGACATCCGGGTTGGGTCTTTTAGTGAAAACATCTGCATAGTACGAATAAACCGTGATGCAAGGGGTTGTGCCGTGTCCCACCGCTAGACAAACGTCTAGATCCGCACTGGCTAAACTCCAGAGTAGATCTCCATAAGTTTTCAGACCATGCAGTTGATAACTGCCGTGCGCCAGGTAGGCTTTGCTTTCTTGCTGTGCGGTCTGCAACCCGAACAGATCAGCCCCGAGCCAGGGCGTGATGATCTCCAGGGGGTTGGCCCCGTCCATGAGCTGGGCCTTGTTCTTGTAGAACCTGCACGCGCTCTCGGACAGCTCCAGCACGTACTTCTCGCTCGCGGAGACTTCGAAAGGCAGCAGCCGCACGGGTCCGGTGTTGGTCTTGGCCTCGCAGATGAAGACGGTGCCGGGTGCGAAGTCCAGTCCGCCGCCGGCGTGCACGATGAAGTTTTCAAGGATACGGCAGGTGCGGTTATAGATCGAGGTATCGATCCTGGCCATCAGGCGGTCGCCGACTTCCCCGCCCGTGAAATCGGTGATGATCTTCCGCGCTTCCGCCATCACATGCTCGTGATCGATGCCGAGCCCGCTTCCGGCTCCTGCCTGTAGCGCACGTCCTGCGCTCTGGCCAGAGTCAGCAGGCCCGCGAATTCCTGATCCAGCTGCTGTTGCTTGCCCTTGCTCTTGGTCAGGGTCGGCGCGCATACAGCTCCCAGCCTCGTGGCCACCGTGTCCGCCAGAAGCGGACTGAAGTATCTCGGGTCCGAGAGGTAGGTGATGTACAGGATCTCCAACTCCTCGTCGGCGAAGTTGGTGAGGAAGACGTTGTGCTCCTCCACCCAGCCCCCGATGTCTACCCCGGTCTGGATGACCTTGATGCAGGCATCCGGGAGCTTGAAGGCGTAGCCGTAGCCCCAGGCAGGAATCCGCCAGATCGTGCCGCCGCTGGTCCAGGCGCCGAAGCCCGTTCCATCCACCTCCTCCGTGCCTTCTTCGTTGTACAACTCGAAGGTTGCGGCGGCTGGGTTCTTCGCCATGTAGGTGTTGCCGTTGAGCTCGGTCATACCCAGGACGTCGGAGAACTTCACCAGGTCCCCGTCCTCGAAAGCGTGCGCCGTAGCCGTGACCACCACGGGTTTGGCCTTGGTCGCGGCCTCCACCAGGTCCGTGTCTCGCCGCAGGACCGCTCTCTTGCGCGCGCACTTCCACTCCGCGAGCTCCAGGACCTCGTGCAGTACCTGCTCCCAGACCGCGTTGAAGGCGTTGGCCTCCTCGCAGTTTTCGGTGCCGGTCGTCAGCCGTTCGGTGATCCCGAGTTTGGTAAGGGCCAGGTTGTAGATCCTGACCTTGGTCTCGTTCAGGTTCATTCAGCCCCCATGGACAAAGGGCCAGCCGTTTCCAGCTGGCCCCGATTTTCCGCGTCCGTTCGTGTGTCCTAGTTCATCACGATCCGCGCCAACAGTTTCCCGCCAGCCGTGATCGTGGTCTGGGCGTAGAAGTACAACGAGATGTAGTCCAGCAGCCCCGTCGAGGGTAGCGGCACCTTCGCCACGAGCTTCTGCTCCGGCGTAGTCGCCAGCGACAGCCTGGCCGTGCTGACGTCCGAGAACACCTCCATGAGCTTGGTTGCTCCCGGGCTAGTGCTGCCCGTCATCAGGCGCAGCGAGACGACGGGGGCGCCGCTGGTGAAGCCGCCGTCGGTCATCACTTCGATGAACTTCTGGTGACCTCTGCCCAGCTCGTTGATGCTCGCCTCCAGCAGCACCTTGCTCAGGGTCGCGGTTGCGGTGCAACCGTCGCCCGTGTCCGCGGTGAAATTCAGGTATGCGTCCGTCATGGTTTCCTCCTTACGCCACCACGGTTTCGGTGTCCTTGATGGACAGCCATTTCCGCACGGGAGTGATGCCCTTGAACATCAGCACGCTGCCTCCCGAGTCCAGCTTTACCCACCGTAGGATGTGCTCGCCCGCGGTCTTGGCCTCCTGCTCCAGTTGGATGAGCCCGGTCTTGCCCACGTACAGCACCGAACCATCGGGGTCGGGCAGGTTATGCCACAACTCGATGAGCTTGTTGATGTCGATGCGGTTGGCGGCCCCGGTGCCGATGTTGCACAGCCGCTGCAGGTAGGCCTCGTCCATGACGCGGATGCCGTAGCGGTAGTAGAACTCGGTCACGTACGCCAGCAACTGCTTGCTGTTGGCGCCGGTCACGAGCTGCTTGCCGATGTCCTCTTCCTTGACGAGATCGGTCTTTCCGCCGGGCGGGTACAAGTAGCAGACCTTCTCCGCCCCCCAGCCCAGGAGGTAAGCAGAAGTCACGGCGCCGGCGCTGGCATCACCGTTGTTGGAGATGTTGCCGCCCGCGATCGTGGCCCTTCTGGTAGCGAAGCCGTTGATGTGGTTGGGTGTGGCCACAGCCCGCACCGCGTACAGCATCTTGTCGCCGAGCCAGTTGGCCCCTCCTCGGATATGCTGGTCGTCTTTGCGCGCCCGGAACTCCGCCCCACCGCCTGGCTTCGCCTTCTCCGCAAGCAGCACCAGCTCCTGATCTACGATGCCGCGATCCTCGTATAGAGAGATCGGCTCGGTGAGCTGGTCGGTCTTGCCGGAGGTGGCGTCGATGCCGTTGTTGATGGAGCGCATATCGCCGTTGGGCAGGTATGCGTCGCGGCCGAAGATGTCTCCGGTGAACTGGTTGGCTTCCTCCCAGTGCGCGTCCTGGAAAGGAGGGATTGCCTTGGTCAGGATCTTGGCGACCTGGACGAAGCGTTCTCCGCCAGGTAGTGTCTCCTGCGCCAGATCCAGCAGGGTTACTTTCCCTGCCAAGTCCACGTCTCCGAACCACTGGAGGTGGACTCTCTCCAGCATTTTCAGGAAGTTCATAGCCTTGCTCCTCAAAACAGGTTTTGAGGAACGTCCGTCTGCTACAGATCGTCTTCCATGGGCCGCCGCTTCCGCTCCTCCCAGTCAGGTCGGAAGAAACGCACCTGCCGCAGGTTGGCTATACTCTCGCTTCGGGTTGCCCCTTGGATGCGGTAGAACTCACGGCCTCCGCATCGGTATTGCATATAGTATCTACCGCCTCGCACGCAACGTCAATATCTTTCAAGGGAATCAGGATCATGGTGGTGCGTGGGTATTTCGGATCTTGAATACGCCGGATCATCCTATTACCGGCGATGCTCATGGCGGCTTTATTTTCTTCCTCACGGTTCACATCATCGAAAACCCATGCGGTCTGCGGGTGCCCCCAGCGCTTGTATGATACCCTAGCGTACGGGCAATTGCGTCCCGCGACCGGTCCGTCCACGATCACCAGATCATAAGGAGCTTCGCTTTCGACAGCGAAAGGGACACGCGAGTACCAATCGCTCGCGGGGTATATGGGAACCGCGAAGGTTGTGTCCGCCGGCAGGCCGGCCTCCTGGAGGTTGAGAAGATGCCGAGTGTTGTATGGTCCTTCGTGATCGAGTGCCCGATAGACGGCCCCGTTGGCCAGACACCAGGGCAGGACCACGAACGAACTGGCTCCGGGCCCGACCTCAAGTACCTTCTTCGGTTTCCTCTGTTCCAGAAGTTCCCGAACCGCCTCCAGGGCCAGGCGGCTGAGACGCCAGACTTCGTCGTATTGCTCGATGGCATCCACGGGCGGACCCGGAATTCGAATGACGTTGCGCTTGTCATGCCCGATCCTTACCGCAGGGTGTGCCCAGATCTTGAAACCTTTTGCTCGAATCCGCCGGCACCAGTCGATGTCCTCTCCCGGGAGAATCACATGCTCCCCTACCTCGTAAGGCACTTCCTGGAACCAGGGATAGTTGAGTGCCTCGAAAACCCCCTGGCGCACCAGCATGAAAGCCAACCCGCAGAAGTCCCAGTCCCGCATGGCCTCATCCCGGCGCACGGCGTGGAGATTCACGAGTTTGGTGATTTCGCCCTCAAGCAGACCGAATGCGCCAACTCCCTCTGGATTGATGGGGACCATGCCAGAGATGATGTCCTTGTCCGCATCCAGCAAGCGGAAAAAGTCCTCAGACGTGTATACGCTGTCGCTATCGATCCACATCATGAAGTCGTAGTGTTTCCCGCCGAAAGGTTTTGCGTACTTCTTGAGTCCGACAACTCCCTCTTCGAGGATTTGGTTTCTACCGTGGGCCACACTTGCGTTATACCCACGTGCCACCTCCAGGCGCAGACCGCGTTCGGGACGGGAGGTTGCCGCGACAAGAGCATCCCAGCTCATGGCAGCTTCCATCGTCGGGGCCCCGGGCAGGCAGAAGATGATGTGCTTCATGCCGGCTTCGCCTCCTCCGAGCGCTCGGATAGAAGCTTGCGGCAGAAGTTGATCAGTTTCCGCATGTCCTCGGCCGCGTTGATCCAGCCGTAGTTCGCGTACTCCGGGATCTTCACCTTCTCCAGGTACTCCAGCTCGTCCGTGGTCATGGGCTCATTCCATTTTCGGGTAGCGGTCTTTGTACTTCGCCTTCCGTTCGCGGCGCTGCGCAAGCCGTTCCAGCGCCTGGGTCATTTCCTCCTGCTCTTCCTGCTGCTCCTTGGCGTCTTTCACCAATCGGCCAGCGGCTCCTTGCGCTTTCTTGAGGCGCTCGGGATCTTTGCCGATCGCGTCGGCCATGGCCAGAGTCCTGGCGTCGCTCTCGGCTTTCCAGTCCCGTTCTTGTTTCGTCAGTTCGCTACTCATCGGCTTATCTCCCCATGCTCGGATAGCGTTTGTGCAGGTTGTCCAGGGCCGCCTGCTCGGCTGGGCTGGCGGTTGCCGCGGCAACTTCGCCCGTGAGTTCCGGACTCTTGTTGTAGCGCTTCTTCAACTCCTCGCGCCGCTTCTGCTCGGGTGCGGGTTGCGCAACCCCGGGCTTGCCCGGCACCAGATGCCCCTCGCCGATGGCCTTGCCGATCTTGTTGAATGCCTTGATCAGATTCGGCGAGTTTTCCAGGCCTCCCCCGGGGCCCCCCGCAATTTCTGCCACCAGTGCTTCGCCACCGAAGGTCAGGATAGCGCGGCGGGCGATTTCCTCCTGTGCCGCGAAATCGCCCTTCCACTCCGCCTTGAGCGCGGTCAGGCCAGTCTCGCGTTGCTTGGCGTAGTCGTCCTGGGTGGCCTTGGACGTGGCGAAGATCGCTTCGCGGAAGAAGCCGCTGACGACCTTGGCCGCTTCTTTGCTCAGGCCCGCCTTGAGCGCCAGGGCCCGCAGATCCTCGTCCTTCGCCTTCAGGTAGGCGCCCAACTGCTCGCGGTGTTTGGCGAACACATCTCCCGCCAGGTGTTCCGGGAACTTGAGTTCGTCGAAAACGTACTCCTCCGGCTTCTGCGGAGCCGCGGCCAACTTCGCCTGCAGTTCCGTCAACTGCTGCTCGCCGGTGTAGAGGCGATCCAGGACGTCCCCCCAGCTCTTGTGCTTGAGCAGGTCCTTGAGGAACTTCGGATCTTTCTTGTACTTGTCCGGGGCCTGCGCGAGAAAGGTACCGTCCGCCTTCAGTTCGGGCTCGGGCGCCGGCGGCACTACTGCCGGTGGAGTCGGTGCAGGCGGAGTTGCCGCAGGTGGCGTAACAACCGCAACAGTTGGATCTGTGAACCACTGGAGATGCACGTGTTTGAACATAGCGCCCCCTACGCCGTGATCCGGTGCCGCTGGATCATCCAGACCGAGAAGACGTCCAGAAAGTGAAGGTCCTCATCCTTCCGCGTGCTCGCCGAAGTGAGTTTGGTCTGATAGGCGGCCAAAAAATCCCGGTCCGACTTGGGGATGGAGGTCTCGAGCTCCAGCTTGTCGATGAGCTTGTTGGCCTCGACCATCACCACCGCTACCGCGTTCGTGTAAGTCATTTCGTTTACTCCCTCAGCTGCGCCGGCGGTGTAGCTTCCACCAGCCTCCGCGTCAGCTCATATAGATTGCTCTCCCGGATCGCGCCGATCCGTTTCAAGAGCCGTTTGCCTAGATTTTGTTTGGCCACCAACTGGGGTTCGGGGTCGATCTCGTCCCAGAGCAGGCACTCCTCCGCCAGGAAATGCGCAAGCACGATCGGACCCACTGCGCTCTGGGCGAACAGCACGTGGTACATCTGGTCGATGTCCGCGTCCGTCAACTGCTTGCCGAGGTAGATCATGCCCCTGCCCTGCCGCCAGCCGCCATCATCGCCTCCAGGGGACTCCCGGCTTCGGGGCGTTTGCTCATCTTCGATCCCGCCTCCGCGCCGGACTTAGCCAACTCCGCCTGCTGCATGGCCTGCTGGATCTTGACCCGCTGCTCGCGGATCTTGCTCACTTCCTCATCGGTGCGGATGTCCTTTTCCGGCACGCCATGCGCGTGGGCCAAGTCCTCCACAATCTCATCATGCTTGGGCCGGTCCATAACCGCTTCCTGCGAGGGCACCATCCTCAGATCTTCGAGGAATCCCACAATACCATGCCGCTTGAACACCCGCTGCTGGGCTACCGCCAGCGGGCCGATGAAGACGACCTCCATCCCATACTTGAGTTTCCGCGGGTTGTCCGCCACCCAGTCGACCAGAACCTGCGGGGCAGCCGGCAGCCGACCCGCGCGACCCGCAATAGAGGCCGTCCGCTCGATGATCCGCTTAGGCCCCTCGGTCAGGTATTGATTGACCAGGGGCGCCAGGATAATCGCCTTTTCGCCGAGAACCTCTTCAATCTCGGTTGCCGTCTGCTGTTTGCGCTCCATGAGCAGGCGTAGAAAAATGTCGTAGAAATAGTGTCTCTTGACATTTTCTTCGAGCCTCTCCAGGAGTTGGAAGCCCGCAGGCAGTTGGATGCCCTGATGGATCGGATAGATGCTGCCGGCGGGATACTGTTTGTCGTACCAGTTCCATGCTCCCGGGTTTTTGGAGAGTTGGCCGCGGCGCTCAATGGGCGCGTCCATGGCCGGGTCAACTATACGCTGGGCTCCCAGGATAGTGGCCATGCTCATGCCGCTGGCCATCTTAGTGTCCCGAATCGCGTTGCTGCCAGGAGAGCGGCCATATTCCTCGCCTCCGTCCTGAATGCAGCGCGCGGTGATGATCGGCATTTCGTCGAAGCCTTCCTCGCGCAGCATCCTGCCCATTTCGATGTCCACGTAGAAGGAGGCGATCGGCTTGTGTAGATAGTGCAGGAGGCCCTCGATCCGCTCTTGCCGCGGCAACAGCGCCCAGAGACATCTTACCTCGCTGAGCGGACTCTTCTCTGCCTGCTTGACGCGCTTCTCACCCACAGCTTCTTCGCCGAAATAGTCCACCAAGTTCCGCAAGCTGATGTAGTATTCGCGCAGCTCGATGTCGATCTCCCCTTGCTCATTCTCCCCGATGAAGATCTCTACCGGGTGAAATACCTTGTAGAACGGATACTGTTTGCCTGGCTGGTCGCCCGGGAAACAGCTTGCCGTGCCGATGCTCCCCAGGTCCCGAAGGTAGATACCCAGCGCCTTGTATAAGCCGCCGCCCTGAAATTCGTCGTACATCTGCTCTTCATAATCCTGCAGGTACTGCTTAACCTCGCTGATTTCGTTCAACTCCCGTTGTCTCATCTTGTAGCGCGCCCACCGGGAAGTCGGCGAGGCTGTGTTTCCCAGGATGCCATCGGCCCAGACGTGCAGACAGTGGGTCCCGATGTCGTTGTAGACGTTGGAATGCGTGCTCATGCCTTTTTTGTCAATCCCGAGAAGTAAGATCTCCCGATCGGGCAAGATGTATTCCGCCACTTCCCGCCAGCGCTCTTCATGCCTCTTGCGCCGGGCCCGGTGCAGCTCGAGCAGCCGGATCAACTCCTTGGCCAACTCGACCTGTTTCAGGCTGTTCTCTTTTTCGAGGACGATTGCATCAGCCATCAGCTCCGGCCACCTCCGGGGCGCCAGGAGTAAGGATCGTAACCAGTGCCTTCCAGAGGATTATAGTGGTCGCGGTAGGGAAGATTCAATACCGGGTCGCGAGCATCCGGGCGCAAGTCGGGTTTGAAGATGCGAACCATCAGATATTGCAGCGCGTCGTGACAATTCCCTACCAAGACGCGATTGGCGAAGAATGAATGTGAGCCTTCGACGGTTAGATCGTAAACCCTATGCTTCTGGTGCAGTCGCTTTCTGGCTAGAAGCCGGATGCTCTTTTCTGCGCATTCGCTGCTGGCAGGCGGGAGAACAGAATCCGCGCTTCCGAGATTGAGGATACGTCCAATAATCCTTGCCGCACACGGTGCATGCGTATTTTTGCTTTCGCTGTCTCTTCCAGCTTTCCCTGCCGTGATCTCGATGCCAGTCTCTTCCTTCAGCTGAGCCATGCCATTTTTTCGCCGCTTCTCTTGCAGCCCTGATTCCACGAGCCATTTGTTCGGGTATTTCTTTGATGTTCTTGCGGACATGATATTGCCCGTGTGTTGAGACAGCAAGGATGCAAAGGTTCTCCGGTCGATTGTCGCCTCGGTCCCCGTTGAGATGATGAACACAGTATCCCTTGGGCACTGATCGTCCGCTTGTATGCTCCCAAACCACGCGGTGCATGAGCTTTCCGCCATGTTTGAGCCAGTCAGATTTGTAGTACCCGCCTGGCTTCTGGTAATAGCGGATTCCAAGATACTCTTGAACTTCGTGAATGCGCGGGCGACCCATGGCCTTCTCCTTGCCCCGATGATCCTGTCATCGTATCGCAAAGCATCAGCGCGTACAATACCCCTGGCCGTATAAATTGGATGATCGCCCGTGCATACCAAGCGCCTTCCACCTGACATTCGCAGGACCAATATCTCATCCGCTTCTCGGCTCATGGTCGCCGTTACGAGTCGTGGCCCATCAGGCGTCGTTACCGTTTCGCCCACGAGTATTGCTTCGATGGGCCGCGTGCCGGCTGGCGTATCAACCAAAGTTCCGCCAACAAGGCAATGGCTGTACTTGTTCTTGAGCACGTTCGGCAGAAACTCGCCCATGAGGCTCTTGTTGGGAGGGTAGCAGTAGCCGCCGAGGAAGCCGTTGATCAACCTCGTACAACTGGGATCGATGAGCACGCCCTCGATACGCGCCAGCATCTGGTCGACGGACTCCACGCGGGCCTGAAAGTTCTGCTCGCTGGGCAGCACATCCACGCCGCAGTCGTGCATCAGCTCGGCATTGCTGGTGAAGCCGCCCTCGCGCTTGGGATACTGCGCGCTGCCAGCGGGATCTGCCCAGTGCGTGATGTCCTTGGCGCCGCGGAACTCCATGTTGAGCTGGTGCACCACGTAGTTGGTGAAGTCGACGATGCCCATGCGGTCGCTGAAATATTCGCGCAAGATATGGGCCCGCATGGGAGAGGGGATCTGCGCCACCACGCAGGCGGGGCAGTTGCCGCTATTGTCCCAGCCCATGATCAATTCCCCACCCAGCCAGGGGATCGGGGCCTTGGCGACGTGGTACTCGCGACGGAAGTTGTTGTAGACGAGCTTGCCGATGATCATGACCCCGGGCTTGCCGTCGATGTACATCTCTATCCAGTCGGGGTTGTCGCGGTAGACTAGGCGTAGCTGCGCGTAGTAGTCCGGCGGCAGGTTCTGCGCATTCTCCCCCGGGGGCTGCCAGTACCCGCAGTGCCCGGGTAGCGGCGCCCTCGGTGGCAGCGGCCCCGGCGGGGGCTTGTGCCAGGCGAAATCGGAATAGGTGGGGTCGTCAATTTCCGGGGGGTTGCTGGTTTCGAGGCCGTACTTCTCTGGGCATTTCTTGGGGAAGCGGCCAATGCGGTTTTTCAGCATCAACTTGATCGCTTGCGGGACCTCGATGGACTCGTCGATCCAGTAGCCGGTGATCTCCAGAGACTTCAGTTTCCGAATGTGCTCGGGCCTATCGCAAGAGCGAAACAAGATCTCCGCCTCGTAGCCCTCTGCGCGGATCGTAAGTTCCATCCGACTCTCAGACCAATCGCTGGAATTGAATGCTTCGGGGAACCACTCCCTTATCGTGCGCAGCGTACTATCACGGAGCTCAATGTATGTATTTCTCACCACCACCCAGCGTGTCTTCGCTATCCCATATGTGTCGAACAGGTGTTCCGGAATAAAGCCGCCGATCTCCAGGGCCGCCGCGGTGGTCTTGCCTGAGCCAACAGGGCCTATGATGCAGCGGTTGATGGAGTTGTCGCTGTGAAAGAGCCGCAGCGTGGGCAGCGGCTCGTAGTTGATGCGGTCGGTTTCGGCTTTGGTCGGAGCCGCAATCACTTTCTAAGCGACCCGTTCCAGGGCCAGGTGCGCCGATCCGATGCCTCCGGTCACGGCCGCTATGGAGCGGATCTTCAAGTCCGTTCCCGGCAGGAAGTCGAACTCGTAGGCCGGCCAATGGTCGCGGTCGCTGCCGGCGGCCAGGGTGAAGGGCATCTGGTAGATCCAGACCCCGCCCAGCGTTCGCGTCAGCAGGTAATGCGTGACGATCTGCGCCCGGGCCGTCATGTAGAGTTGCCGCAGGCGGTAGGTCACGCCCATGGGTACGGTGTAGAAGCCGCTCATGGTGCGGTTCATCCCGATCGCGACCCAGCCGCAGAGTTTGGTCAAGTCGGAGGGCACGCCCGCTGTCTGCGTGACCGCGGAGTCGGCGATGTAGATGATGCCGGCGTTCTTGAGGCCAGTGCCGACCGCAATCACCTCAGCGCCCAAAAGGCGCAGGTAGGCCTTGGTGCTCACCACCGCCGTCTGGCCGTTGAGGTTGATGTCCTCGATCTGCAGTTTGAGATCCGCGTCTAGGCCTATCAACCGTAGCTTCCAGGCTCCGGTGCCGGAGGTCAGTACGTCCTGGGCGCTACCGCTGGATATGTCCAGTGTCACAGCCGCGGCGAACGGCAGCCAATCCTGGGATGCGTCCCAGCAGTCCTCTTCGGTGTTAGCGATAGCGCCGTTGAAGCCAAGCACCAATACGCTTTTACCAGTTAACTGCTCTAAAAGAGTCATAATCTGCCTCCTACTTCTTGCCCAGTACTAAACGATGGAACTTCCCATGTTCGGCTTGACTGGATAGCACAACGAGATTGTCCAGATCGTTGTTCGAGGGATTGCCATCACGATGATGAACGATCTGACTCTTGCTGGCATTCGTCAAGATACGATGCAGTAATTGCTTCTTCCCGCGACCTCTTTGAAAGTAAATGTAACCGGTGTTCCCTTCCCAGACTGAACCGCGTAACGGTCGGTGATTGAAACAGATTTTTGAACAGAAGCGAGCATATCGTCCTCGATGACTATAGCCTTTGAACTCTTTCCCACATCCTTCGCAACGCAACATCTTCCGAGATCCTTGACCAAGATTGTGGCCATGGACATAGGATCTTTCTCGCTTTCGGTCATCATACCTAGACAATAGACGACCACAACCACAAGCGCAGGTTATCTTCGTCATCATGGTCTAGCTCCTGCGCGTTTTGCGCCGCGGGCGTCTGCCCGTCTTCAGGCTTAGGCCCGTCCTGCTTTGCGCAATCCGGGCTGACTTGCCTTTGCTGTAGCCCTTTCTTTTCAGCGCACTGTAGACCCGATGAACCTTTGTACCCTCTGGCATGAATCAACTGTAGTAACTGGGCGGGAAAAAATCAATAGTTTTACTTCGGGCTCCACCTGCCACTGATTTTGATGCCGATCTCGTCGTAGGCGCCTTCCCAGCCGGCTACCGGCTGGTAATAGAAAGCATAGACCATCTGCGGATGCCGGCAAGCGTGAAGGTAGTGCAACTCAATGCTCTTCCACCGAAGGCCAGAACGGAATTCATAGAACAGCGCTTCCGGTGCATAGTTCCATACGCCATCCTGCTGCATCTGCACGCGTATGCCACCGCCGATGAATGCGAAGCCGAACATCTCGACCTCGGCCTGCAGGTCGGTGTAGAAGATCGGCCCGCTGTCCTTTGCGGACACGTCCATAGGGTAGTAGTAGTCGCCCTCGTAGTAGAACACCTGCGCCTCGCGCTGGTACATGATGAAGCCGTTCTGAGGCACAATACCCGCCTCAAGGGCAAAAATAAAAGCTAACCAGTTCATACGATTCTCTCCTGTCTTTTCTTTTTGATCTTGCCGCCCACCACGTAGATGATGCCCACGTTCTGCTGCACGCCGCCGCCGGCGACCTGCTTGCGGGCTCCGTGTACGTCGGCGAGCAGCTCCGTGGCGCGCATGCGCGTGGCGTTGTCCTCGACCTCAATCGTTTCTCGTTGCGTCAGTACATACGGCATCTTGGCTGGTGCACCCTTCCTGGAGCGCGGCCGAATCACTTCGCTTTTCACGATCTCTTTCAGCGTATTCGCGTTCAACCGTTTCTCGTTTTCTACAGCAAGCCGCACCGCTGATTGTCCGCCAGCAATAAAGGCTTCGACCACCTTTGTGTCCGCGCCCTGGCTCTTGGCGTAGGCGATTTCTCGCATGGCCATTCTAGAAGCCGTCGCCGTTTTCATCGTCTTACGCTTCTCTGGCCAGACCTTGAAATAGGCAGTCGCGGCCTTGTGGTGATTCTGAGTCCATTCGAGATAGACCTGTATCGCTTGCTCATGTCGGACAGGATCTTCCTCCCGCGTGAGCCGGCCCCGTTTGCCACGGCCTGGCAGAATTACATCGTGCCGGTTCTTGCCGCTCTTGTTGACCTTCTTTGCCTGCGAGTTCTGTTGTGGTTTCTTCTTGATCTCAGCCAAGGCGGGCACGTCAACCCTTCGACGTTGGGAGCCAGATCTGGATCATATGCTGATCCTCCCCCTGTGGGCTCTCAGGCCCATCATGAAGGCCATCAGGTCCCAATCCGGGTCAGACTTTATCAGGTAGTCCTCGAACCAGGCCTCCATCTTGCCGGTATCCTTTCGCTTTACCAAAAAAAGCAACTCTCGGCTGGCTTTCATCATTACCGGATAGCCCATTATACCAGTGAGTATCTTGAAAAGCCCCAAGCCACTACCGAGCCGAGCCCGCCTTATCCCCCGTTTGCTGGCGATGATGAAGTCGATCTCGCCCCCCATGTCAGGGAGGCTGTTCCTTCTCTGGATGAAATAGTCGATGAAAGGTTGCTTCATGTTACCTCCGCTTTGTCGGCCGGCACCGGGAGCTGGATCTCCAGAAACCAGAGGGGGGGGCCCTGCGCAACACCTATTGCAGAAGGGTAATCCGCTCCGAGATAGTTCGGCACAAACCCACCGCGTCTGATCATGATCCGCTTCGCGCTCGCCGATACAGCGCGAGGATTCGTTCCCCACAGGAAAATGCGCTGTACTGCTACTTCCACAGGCTTCTGCCCGATATAGGGTAGCCCATCAAACCTATATAGCGGCATCCCGCCCCTCCTTCTTGCTCAGGCTTCGCTCCCGCACCGCGGGCAGTAGTCTGCGGGTTCCACGTCCTCACCCGTACCGTCATTCTCGTAGCCGTGGCGCAGCCATCGCTCGGGTCCTCGCCAGCCGCACTCCAGGCACTCTACCGGCATCCAGTCTACATGCCGGCCGTGGCCTCCGCCAAGTCTCAGTTGCCACGCCCAGAGGAGACGGGCCAGCAGGAACCTCAACCAATTCATCCCGTGTTCCTCGCAATAAGCACCGGCCTTGCCCATTGCTTCTGAAAGCGCATCCAGTGTAGATCCCTCTGGCCGGTTGAATCCCGGTAAAGCATCGCCATCGGGAGAAAGCCGGCCTCGATCGTAGCGCGCAGGCGGCGCTCTGCCGCCTCGATGCTGTCGTGCGGGTAGCCGATGAGTACATAGGCCCGGAGCACATGACTGGCCGTGGTGAAGCCTGCCTCCCGCAGCGTCTCGCCCGCTTCGCGTAAGGGTTCCAGATCCTCCGGTGTATCGTAGGCGAAGAAAAGCTGTTTCGGCCGCAATTCCCGCAAGGCCTCGGCATAAGAAAATTGAAGTAACGCCGCTTCCAGGCCCCCTGTAAACTCTCCTCGCCGTCTTTGCCGCGATATCATGGCGAACACGGCGCGAATATGCTTCTCGGAGCAGGCCAACAGATTGTCGTCGAGCACATTCCAACCGTCGCGGATCGGCAACTCGCGAATTGGCCCCTCTCGCCGCCAAACCCCGCAGAACCAGCAGCGGTTCGGACAGCCTCGCGAAGTGATGGTGTAACCCTCACGCAGGTAGTGGCCCGGCACGAACTCCCCGCCCGACATCCCGGTTGCGGGGCCTCCCAGTTTCACGGGGGCCACCTTTTCCCACGCCTTCGCCAGCCGCTCGGCTGCCGGGAGATCCCAGGAGAACGTCACCGAGACATGAACCTCATCGGCCTCCGCGAATAGATCGGGGGGGCCAATATAGGCCAGCGGATCAGTTGGTGTTGCCCGGGTACGGCGAGGGAAAACGCGGATTAATCTCACTCTATCTCCCCGATCGCGAACCCCTGCCACTTCCCGGTGTAGAGCCCGTCCAGCCGCGGCAGCGGGTTGTAGACGAGCTGGTGGGCGGCGTCCTGCAGAGTGTAGTGGAAGCCGCGGGGCCGTAGGATCTGCGCCACGATGAAACTCCAGAAGCGCCGGCCCGGCAGCGCCCAGCTGTACCACCCATCCTGATCCCGCACCTGCCATCCGTGGACCTGCGGAGCAATCCACTGACAAGCCCGCTCCAGCACCTTCCCAGGGTCCCACAGGTAGCAGTCGAAGGTCTGGCCGAAGGGGTACTGGTCCATCGGGCCATGATCCACAATATGGTGCGGGCGATTGTCCCAGTCCCACCATTTGATCGACCGGCACTCCTCCAGGATCGTCAGGATCTTCGCGGCCGAAAACGCAACCTGGTAGACCAGCTGCGGGATCGCCAGAAGACTCATGAAGTAGCAACCGAACCGCGGCAGGCCGCTGTCAACTGGAAGTTCCTCTTGCTCCAACGGTTTCATCCTTTTGATCTCCCTCCTGATTCTGATGCCCTCATCCAAATTGGGCAGTCTGGGTAAAGTCGACTGTGGCCAGCGTCTGTGAAACCTTCCCGCTCAGGATCGCTGCCGCCTTCGCCCTCCGCGCCAAGTCCCGATTGATCCTCTGCGCGTCCTTCAACTGCTCCTCCAGGCCGGCGATGTAGGCGTCCCGCTCCCGGATCTCGCTGCGGGCCTCCTCCTTGTAGCGGCTCATAAAGTCCGAATCCCAGCGCTTCTTGGCCGCCTTGTGCGTGATCAGGACCAGCGCCAGGCTGTAGAGTCCGCCGGCGACGAATGCGATGATCAGTGGCAGCAGGTCGAGTAGCTCTTTTCCCAGGTTTCGCCATGACCACGGGTCCACGTTCACGCGATTCTCCCGCCGGCGCGGCCGGAGGAGATCCCGAAGGGCGTCACTCCCTCCGCCCGCATCCAGCGCGGGTTGCCGAAACTGCCGCGCGGCGACCAGTGACTGCGCATATAAGAGCGCCGCCTGTTGTCGAAGTGTTTCCGCCGCGGCGTGCCCCGCTCCTTGGTGCGATCCGCGTAACGCCGCATCATGAGCTCCGCCACCCGCGCCCGGGCAGCCTCCGCCTCGGGCCGCGCGGGCCGGCCCTGCAGGTCCTCGTCGCACCGCGGCCGGTGCCGGCTAAGCCGATGAAACAGACTTCTAACTAATTTCACGAGCCACCGCATTCCATTTTCCTTTCGCGGATTCCCGTTTCGCCGGCGGTGCCGCGCCAGGCACGGGACGCATCATCACAGGTTTCTTCAAGTCCTCAAGCATCCGCCGATACAGATGCCAGACGATCTTGCCCAGCAGGCGCCGGCGCTCCAAGAGCACCTCCAGAATGTTCAGCCGCGAGAACTTCGCACGCATCCAAGCTTCCTGTTTGCCGACCAGATCTTCAAGCTGCGTCTTGGATAGCTTGAGATTCTTGCGGACGAACTTGCTGACCATGGCCCGCTGCGTGATCATGGCGCCGCCGGCATACTCGTAATCCTGGCCGATCCTTTTCTTGGCCTCAAGAATCCAGTCCTTTTTCATGTTTCCTATCGCCTCCTCCTCACTGCTTCGATGACAGCACACACCACCCAGGCGAAGCACAGGAGCACAGAGACGTAACCGAGGATGCCCAGGAGGTCGGTCATTCTCCCCTCCGGGGAATCCTCGATTCGAGCGCGAGGGTGAGAATCTTCATCGCGTTCTCCACCGGGATTGAAAGCCAAGCGGTTTTCCCTTCCGGGGGCGGCCCGGGATGATGGCGATATTTCTGTTCGACCTCGGAGAGAATCGAAATGGCTTCCCATCGAGTCATACGCCCTCCCCTTCCTGCGGCTTCTCCCCGGCCCTTGCGGCGGGGGACAGCCTCAGCCCCCGTCGCGCCAGTATCCGTATCGCTTTCAGCTTCAGCGTCAACCATGCCATGTGATCTTCCGTCAGCACGTGACCCCGTTTGTCACTGGCAATCCACAGGATTTCCTTTAGCGTCTCTTGCGCTGTTTTCACAGCGGGCAACTTGCCTATTTTATCACCCACGGCTCGCCTCCCGGCCCCGGGGCGCGGCAGGGGACATCACCTGTATTTCGATACGGTTCAAAATCCGTCGCCAACTCAAGGAGGGATTCTCGGCACAGGCATCGTCCATCGCCTGTTCAATCATTTCGCGCAGTTCTTCGGGAACATGGACTGCACATTCTCCCAACAGGCCAAGAGTTCCCAAATAATGCATATGTGTGGTCAATCCTTTCGGCAGAGGTTGCTCCCCGCCCTCCCCCGGCTCCCCGGCGAGCGCATTGTCGGCGCGGGCGAAAGCATCTGTCATCTTTTGCGCGGTGTCATTGCGCATCCTGTATCCAGTAGTGACGGCTGTTTCAGCCAAGTCTCTATCTGCGCACGTCAGCGCATCCCGCAGCTTCCGCACCATCGCCTCCAGCTCGACAGATCGAGCCATCAGCCACGCGAGTAAATCCCCGAGATCAGGTAGCACATCCTGCTTGCCCATCGCCTCTTGCCACATGCGGGTCGCCTCGGCCATGCGGGTCTGCTGCAGGTCGAATAGCGCCTCCAGCTCGGCGATACGAACCCCAGCCTCCAGCGACTCTGTTTCGAGCTGGACGATTAGCCAGCACTTGTCACCGTCCGCGCCCTGCTCCCTAACCAGGGATTTGATAAGGTGCAGCCGCTTCGTACCCTCGGCGTTCATTGCTTTTCCACATCCATCCGAGCGTTCGGATGCTCGGGTGGCGTCGACATGATCTCGCCCACCGGCACAAAGGTGCAGGCTGACATTTCTTCCAGCTCGCGGTCGAACTCTGCCTGCTTCTCATCTTCGTGGACGGCCAGCCGGTGCACGAACACGTGGCAGGGCACGCCGCCTTCCGTGACTCCAGCCCAGAGCCTAGCCGGCACTCCGGCTAACATAGTGATCTTGTCCGTGGACTCCATCGTGATCTTCATCTTTTCTCGCCTCCTACTTCTGACAAACGCTTGTCTTTTGCCAGACGCCTTTGCAGATCCTCAAGGACGTTAAGGTTTTCTTTCCTCTCGGCTTCGCTCAAGGGTTGAGGCTGCGCGACCTGCGGCGCCGCCTGCCGGGCCGCGGCGGGTTTGTATCCGGGCGTACCGCCTCGCTCTTGGGTGCGGCTAAACCAATTGGTGAGGAAGCGGCGGTAGTTGCTCTTGCGTTTGCTCGGGTTAGAGCGCATCCACTCCGCGGCCTTCTTGATCTCGCCGGCGATGTTGACTGCCGGGTAGGTGTCCGCCCAGCGCTGCAGGTCCTCATAGGGAATGCCGATGAAACCATCTTCCAGGGTGAAGGAAAACTTAGGCATCGCCTTACATTGAATTAGATTAGATTCAATAAGATAAGATGCGGGACTGTCGGCGACTGTCGGCGACTGTCTGTCCTCAGTCGCTTCTTCTTTCTCGCCGCGCATATATTCGGCCAGTTCTTGAGGTACTTCGGCAAGCTGCTGTTTGATTCCAGTTTGCACGTTGGGGCTTCTGGATTGATGTTTGAGCCAGTTGTGCATCGCAATCCATCCGTCTCGATAGAGGCAACGGCCATCTTTCTCGAAGCGTCCCAGAATCATGCGCACCATGTCCTGCTCGAAGCCGGTGTCAAAAGAGATGCGCTTGATGCTGATTTGATAGACGCCGCAGATTTCCGTTACCGGATTGGTCAGAAAGTATAAGAAGAGAAGTTTTTCCGATGGGTCCAACTTCATGATGTAGGGGTCATCCCAGAAGCATGTTGAGACGATACGGTGCTTGCTCATAAATTTTCAAAATGGACGATCATCATCCCATTCCCATTCGTCTTTTGTGGCTGGTTGTTTTTCCACTTGTAGTGCTTCGCCTTGCATTTTGAGTTTCTCTCGTAGATCTGTATTCTTGAACATGATGCACAACCACATTCCATTTCCTTCGGCCATCAAGTAGAAGTGCCATGTTGCTTCCGAATAGAGACCCCAACCCGCCTCGTGCGTGTTGCTATTCTTCTCATATTCCCAGAAGATCCGGGAGAATGTACTTCGCACGGCTTTGATCGAGATTGTTGCGTTCTTGCTTCCATTGTCCGTGAGAATATCGATATCCTTTTGTTTTTGAAGCATTTCGCATATCGACTCTGAACCGACCTGCATAAAAACGCTATCTGAATTTCTGGTTCTCAGATAAGGCCGAACGACCTGCTCATATACAGTCTTCTCAAGTTCCGCATCTTCTCTGAACCCGCCGTTGATAAGTTCGATTGGTTGGAGTTCGCGCAAACGTATCTGTTTGTTGGCGATATCGGGCACCGGGACTAGAAGCCCATAGGTTTCATATAATAACTGTTGCCCCGAGAAGGTCTGTCCTTTGCCCCGCGGATAGACATTCGCATCCCTCAGAGCAAATACCCAGTTCGGGATGGTCATGTTTTCCCTGCCAAACTTTGAATGTCTTTCGGCCAGAAGTCCCAATGTGCCGGGATCTCCTCCTTCAGGCCAGGGAAAAGGATTATCCTTTTTTGCTCTGGGTAAAGTTGCTCAAGAATGCCCCGAAACTCGATCGGCTTCTGCGAATGTGTTTTGTTTTTCGGAATGACTTGGACTGAGTCGACGCTGTTTGCTAGTTTCGTGTCCCGTGGGCGGCTGCTTCCCCTGCCAGCGATAAGTAGAATTTCATGGTTTGCAGAACAATACCATCCGAGATTGTGTCCGACTTTGTCCCATACCATCGAAGTGAGATACTTGAAGCCCCACGCCTCAATGACGGGGAAAGCCCAATTCAGCCGGGCCGTTGTGGCCCATAGATAGAGTACACAATTCCCTTCGGCTATCTCCTGTATTTGGTCCCCAAGCCAGCAAAGTTCTTGCTTGTTGAGTACGGGATAGTGTTTGTCGACAGGCTTTGTTGATTCGGGCGTATCATATTCCCAGGGGGGATCGGCATAGATGAGACCGTATTTCTTGTCAGGGAGCGTCGGCGGCTGGAACTTGCGTTTCTTTGGCGCCGGAAGTTCTTTTTTCTTAATATAGTCCCAGGACAATTGTCGCTGATCCGGCGACAATTCGGGATATTTTTGATAGAACTGAACACAACGGAAGATCTCTGACCGGCTGATTTGTAGATCTTCTCCAAGTTGGTCAACAAAATAATCCCCATAGGTCGCCTCGGCCTTTTCCCGGGCCTCCGCTATGCGTTTGCCGAGATAGTGCTTGGCCTCCACGATCTTGATATTGGTGTGCAACTTGATGTCTTCGAGAAGTTTCTTATACCAGCCCTGATCTACTAGTTCTGTTGGTGTCATCATTCAGTTTCGCTCACGCCATTCCGCCTCTCGCACCTTCGCTATCTCCCGATCCGCCAACATCTTGAGGAAGTCCATCATGTCCCCGCCTTTCTCGCAGCCGAAGCAGTAGAATATGCCTTCCTGCGAATCGACCATAAAGGACGGCGTCTTTTCGGCGTGGAAGGGACACAAGCCCCACCAGCGGCCTGTCTTGAATTCCAGTTTGATATGCGTCTGGACGAGTGTTAAAAATGCATGGCCCATCAAGGACCTATGGATCTTTTCATTCTTCGACATCTGTGAACTCCTTAGAACCCTCGTCCTGAGTACTAGCAGGTACCCTTCCTGCAACCATACCCTCAAGCCTTATGATTCTATCCTCCAGGGCTTTCAGGTCCGTTTTAGGGCCGTTTTTTTGCGTCTTGAGATAGCGACGCATGTGCTGCCGGAGAGTCTCGCAGACCAATTTGGAGAATGTCCTATTATCCAGTTGCGCGTATTCCTCTGCCTCTGCCAGCAACTCTTCCGGGATCGTGAAGCGTCTACGGACGTTCTTCATCTTGCCCTCCCATAGGCAAAGAGCCCCGGGCGTGGGAGCACCCGGGGCAGGAGAATAAGAGGAGAAATGGGAACCTTCTTACTTTCATTTTCTCATACTCCCATGCCTGAAGTCAAATCGATTTCTGCCTTTCCACTCCCGACGCCCATTTCTCGACGGCCACAATTTTCACCCGCAGGCCGCAGCCGTCTCTAAGGTTCGCCCGGGCCCATTTCCTCGCATCGGTGGCGGTGTGCGCATCCACCTCGATCGAGCCTTCGGATCGTTTAGTCTTCCACAAGCAGACGTAGAGCATGGATCAGCCTTTCTTATTCGGGAGCTGAAACTCACAAGGTTTCGCCATTTGCTGATGATCGATCCAGGTTTTTCCCGAATCTTCCATTTCCGCTTCGTCTGCCGCGTTACGAGGCAGCCTTTTACACTTCATGCACTGCCGGCGATTCTTTTCTGCGCCCATGCAAGCGATCATCATTCATCCTCCCTTTCAGAATTCGGGTGGCAGCGCGAAGTTGCCGTCCTTGTCGTATGCCGGCACCGCCGGCTGTTCCTCCAACGGTTCGGTCTTCGCCGGCGGCTCGTCGAAAAGAGTCTGCTGCTTCGGGGGTTCCGCGGGTTGCCTCCCCTCGACTTTCTTCTCCAGGGCCTTGAGCCGGGCAAGCATTCGCTCCTTGTTCTCGTCCTGTTGCGGCGTTTCCGCGGGCGCCGGCAGCTGCATGACGTCCCCGCCAAAAACCCGCTTCACCATTTCGGCCTGAACAGCGGCCACAGCTTCCGTAGTCGGCGCCGAAGGTTCCGCGGCCGGTTGCACCGCGCCCTGGCCAGCATCAGGTGCAGCAAGCGGCTTCTTACCAGAGCGCTCTCGAGCTCGGTCGACCTTCGGCCGGAGATGCGGATAGAGCGTGAGCAGATCCTCCCAACCATTTGCGTGCTGGGTGCAGAGATGGCATTTCGTGCAAAGCATAAGCCAGTCCCAATCAGGGTGTGCCCCGCCAGCTCCCACGCTGACGATGTGGGCCAGTTGCCCGCCATGCTGCAGATCTCCGCTCCCGTCGGTAGTGAGCAGATACCCGCCGCAAGCTTCACAGCAGGGATGTTTTTCCTTGTAGTCCTCGGGTCCATAGTACGTTCCCTCCAGGGGATCTTTCTCTTGCGCGAAGCGCCACTCGGTGAAGAGAATCCAGATGTCGCGGATCTCCACCGCAGGCACATGCGTCTGGCATTCGATCACGATCGCCTGGATGAAGTTGGCAAACTCCACGGTCGTCAACGCGTTGCTCGATCGCGATACGAAGATGCCCTTGTACTCGTCCCTCGGCAGGACCACCAATTCTTTCACGGCGTAGTACACGATTTCTTTGCTGACATGATCCGCCTGGCCCAGGCGCGTTGCGAGCTCCCAGGCGAGATTGTTGGCGTTCAGGCTGCGACGTTTGTACCAACGCTGGATTTCCATGTCGAAGTAGAGCTCGTACTCTGAATCGCGAGTCTTCCGTTCCTTCGCGTAGCGGTGCTGTTCGCGCAGGAAAGTACCCAACTCGTCGACCAGTTCCTGCGCTTCCAGCATCAGAGTGCCGGAAAGGCCGCTCGGGATCTGTTTAACCTTGAGGCGAAGCTTTTCCATTCAGACCAACTCCAGTTGCAGCTGCGAGCGAAACTCCGCCAGGACCCTGTGCACGCCAAAGCGTTCTTCCTGTGATTGCAGAGCCCCCTGGAGGCCCTTGCCGTGGTTGGCGCCTCCGCAACAGCAGACGCACTTATCGCCGTGCGCGTTGTAGCAGGCAGCGGTACAGCGGCGCTCGCCGTGGTTGTCGCCCTGGCTCATGATGGTCATATTCGCCCTGACTTAATCTTGGCTTTTCTTCTTCGTTCACTCAATTTGTGGCAGACTCTACAATATCGAGAACCATCTTTCGTGATATGTGTATTTTCCTTGTCCCATGGGTGCCCATTTAAACAATGCATTCTACGAGCAGCCTGTGCCGCTGGGGATTCACCACGAAGAATATTTTCCCGACAGGTTACTACCTCAAGATGTTCTGGATTCACACAGGATCGATTTCGACAAAGGTGATCAAGTTCAAATCCTGACGGAATCGAACTTATGTAGTGCTCATAGGATAATCGGTGCGCTTGAATTACATGATCGCCAACCTTAATTCTGCCATAGCCTTTGGTAGTACAAGCCAGCCAAACCCAGCATCCATTTTTTGCTATTTCGATCTTATTCAAGAAACGACGAAAGATAGCCGCATTCATTTCTGACGCCTTCTCCAATGATAAAGAGTCATAATTTTATACCAGGCCAAACTGAACTCCTCCCGCTGCTCCGGCTTAAGTACCACGGCCTTGTAGCCGTCCGGCCGCAGGTACAGCAGGAGCAGCTGCGGCGGTTTGGCGTGGGTGGCGCCGTAGCCGGCGAGTTGCAATTTGTCCGCCAGCGTCGGCGCGCCCGTCTTCAACTCGACCACCATGAGCTGGCGCCCCCAGGTGGCCTCCCGGTCTTCAATTCCCGCCCACAATCGGGCCTTGTGGACGATGCACTCGATCCTGCGGATGCCCAGCCCCAACTCCGCCCTGGCGCGCTCGTAGCTGAGTACGTAGGCGCGGATCTCCTCCGAGAGGCTGGTCCAGTCCAGGCGTTGCTGATCCAGCAGGGCGGTCGCGCGGTGCACGTCCTCGCCGCGCTTCCGGGCCTCCTCGTTGAAAAAACGGTCATCGATCCAGCCGCCGGCCTTGAGGATGTGCGTAACGGAAGGTACTGTCTCCCCGTTGATGGAGAAACGGTGTGTATCAGCTTCGAACTGGATCATTTCCCGATCTTCATGAAGTTGTCGTTGTAGAACTCGATGCCCACCACGGGGACCTTGCCGTTGGTCGCCTTCGCGAACTTGTTCACCGCGCTCTCATTGAGCATGATGAAATCTGGCGGGGCCTTCTCGGCGAGAACGGCCTTGATCAGCGCCGGCATGTCTACAACCTTGCCTTTCCAGTTGTCAACGTAGCTGGTACCGGCCACATGGGCGCGATTCTCCCGCGGCGCGGGCAAGGTCGTCTCGATCTTCTCGACTTTGGCCTCGTCTCCATTTTTACGGGCCTCCGCGAGAACTTCCTCACGCTTCTTGGCAGCGGCGGCCTCTTGGTCCCGGCGCTTCTTTTCTTCCGCCCTTTCCCAGGCCTGCATCTTGGATTTACCGATTCCCTCTCCTTCTTCGAAGGGTTTCAGGTACTCCCGAATGCGATTGATCACCGCCTGAGCCCTCTTCCGAATGCCTAGCTTCTGGGGCGTTCCGTCGACGTACTCTACGGCGGCCTTGTAGTGCGCCTTACCCGTACGGATCATGGTCAGCATTTCGTTGAAACTATCTTGGCTGGTGATTTTGAGAGCTTCTATCTGTTCCTTAAATCTGGAACCGATCTCCATGATCTCCTTTTCGTCCTGATAGCGAACTAAGTCAGTGGCGGTTTCCGTGCTCATTGCTTGGCTCCTTTCTTGAGACTTATCTGTTTATTCAAGCTTTGCTGCAGGCCGCGCAAACTCTTCTCGTCTTTCTTCTGCACGTACTGCTGGACCTGCTTGCGATACATGGCGGCCGTGGTTTCCGGAAGCCAGCGCATTTGAGCGAGCAACTTCTCCACTTCCTTGATCCCGGGATTCTCCGGCAGGGCGCCCGGGGAGACGTTGCGTTCAGTTGCCGCGGGTTTCGCCTTTCCCCCGTTGGGCGTGGGCAGTCCGGCGCTCTGCGCGTCGTCGTCGGTGTCCGTGGCTACGATGCCCCAGAGGTTGCAGAAGGCTTGGCGCTTGCTGAAGGTCTGCGCGGAGGCCACGCTCTGGGGAGCAGTCATGTAGTCGCTCGCCATGATGGGGACGGTCATTCTGGAGCTTTTTGAATGCCCGCCCACGTGGTAGCCATGAACGATCGCGGTAAACGCATTCTCCTTCTGCTCGCCTTCGATCATGTAAGAGAAGCCGCAGTCGGCCAGGGGTTGATGCACCAAGCCGATGATCACGTCGAGAGGCGCATAGCGGTAGCGGACCCCGCCGCCCTTTTCCGGCTTGTTGTAGACGATCTTGGTCTTTGGAATGACCGGGCAGATCCGCTGGAAGCGGGCCAGCGCCTGCATGTACTCCTTCTTGGCGTGCTCCTCTTCCAGCTCCCGCCGCATCTGCAGCAGACGCTCCAGGGTGTTGATGTCGCCCTTAGTGATGGCCTTGCCGAGCAGTTCCTGCGGGCTCAGCGCGAGGAAGCCCTTGTGCACAGGCCGCGGCGCCAGGTGTCGAGACAGAGATTTGCCTTTTGCATGGCCACTTTTTCGTCCGGCTCCGCGACGGTGAGCAGCAACAACCGCCACCTGCTTTCCGGGCTGGACAGACTTCTTACCTGATTGAGTCTTTTTCCCCATACCTCTCTCTCCTTCGTTTTCTTTTCGTCCATGGCCATGCCTCAGTCCGAATTGGATTCGGAAACGAAAGAAGCCGGCCCCTCTAAGGTGACGTCTTCTTTGGGAAGCCAACCCGTGCCGTTACAGACAGGGCACGACTCTTCGTACTCGCTACCCTGGTTGTCGGGACCGCACATTACCACGCCGGAGCCCCCGCACACGCCGCAGCGACGCCGGCGTTCCCGCAGTCCGATACTGAGAACCTGTTGCAGTTTTATCCCCATCTTCTCCTCCTTCCCTCCGGATCAACCGAACAGAAATTGAGATTCATAATCATCATCTTTTTGCCATGGCCACTTTCCTGGCGGGATGAGACAATTCATCAACTGCTTCCTTGTGGTTTCAGGCAGACCGAGATTATTTGCTGATTTTGCTAAGACCATCCTGCTTTGCATGAAAACTTTTCGAGCTTTTTGTAGTGAAGCGCTTGCAGGTGCAGACAATCCTTCGGCCTGTGATAATTCATCAAGTCTTAGGGCGGCATTCAAAATATCACGGCATTTATTGGCGAATGTTCTGACGATTTCAGCATGCGCGACATCATCTTTTCTGTGTAAGATTATTGAAACGCCAGGAACGCCTGGCATAAATTGAAGAGCAATATGATGATGTCTCCACCATCGGTTGAGCGAATCTTTATCGCGGTTTCTTTTTTCTCTATGACCAGCCCATTCCGGGCTTCCTATTTCTGCGGAGGGGATACCACGCAATTCGTTATAATCCCTCCAGGGGATTTCGATGCTTTCTACACCATTCTTCCCAAACATCTTCAGGAAGTATTCAGTGATTTGTTCTTGCGGGGAATCCTTTTTAAGCAGGGATTTGTCCATTTCACTTTCTCCCGTCAGCGATCCGCGCAGGCACAAGCACCTGGAGTCTCTTTATTGAGTTCAAGAGATTCATCATTCCCTGGGTTAGCCGTGCGCGGGCGAGTCCCTGTAATTCGGTATTTTTGCCGATCTTCTCGGCGCGGCTCAGAAGGTCAGAGATTTCAGCCGATGCGATGGCAATCGCCTTTTCGGTGCTGGTGAGAGTCTTCTGGAAAGCTTCAAGCTCTTTATCTCCCTTCGCCGCATCGCGCAAAACACGAAGATCGCGGCGGAGTTCTTTGATAGCATTTTCGTTTTTTGCGCCGGATTCTTGTTGTTCCTTTTGGGCGGCTTCGAGAGCAATGACTCTTTTTTTGATTTCGAGTTTGAGATTTTCGATTGTCTTTCCAGTAATGAGGCGTTCTTTTTCCAGTTCCTTGACCTTGGCGATGAGTTGCCCGTCCGTGGGCCGTTCCTCTTGCTTGTAGAACCATGCCCTGAGTTCCTTCTGCTGTTCCTCGCTCAAGGAGTTGTAGATGTCGGCGGCGGAAATGAAGGTGCCTTTCTTTTTCAGGGTTTCGGCAATAGCGCCTATACTACGAGGGTCTTGTCCTGGGTCAGACCGTCCTACCCCGTCATACCCTGCCCGCAGGATACCGATGTACTCAAACAGGGTGATCGGGTCCAGTTCCCGGCGCATGACGTTGGCCGAGATCATCTTGCGGATTTCATCCTCTGGATCGGTGGATTTGCAGAGAATGCAGGGCACGGTTTCGATGCCGAGTTCGCGGGCCGCTTTGAGTCTTTGGTTGCCACTGACAACCTCCATGCTGTCTTGGTTGACAACTAGAGCCTCGATGATCCCGATGTTCTCGATGTTGGCTTTGAACTCTTTCCAGAAACTTTTTGATACGCTCTCGATGTCAGAAAAGTACTTACGATTTTGCGGATGCTCTCGAAGTTGAGACACGGGAATCTGCTTGTAAATCATGTTTCTCTCCTCCTCTTGGATTCAGTTCTCTATCCGACTTCCAGATCCAACCGCTGTCCCAAACCTGTTGATAGGACCAGCGATCATTACCGCCCTGTTTCGAGGGTTCGCCATGCGGAAGTAGCCAGGGTTTGTTGTAGAAGACGGAAACAATCATGCCCTTGAGCTCGGCTAGTTCGGCGCGGCTATACCAGAGTTTCCCAGGGAGCATTTTCTGGCGCAGATCTTCGATCTGCTGGGCCAGGTTGCGCACCAATCCACAGATTTCTTGAACTTCGGGTAGCTGGATCGACTGTTCCATGTCAAGCAGAGACAGAGGCAATAGTCTGTCGCTTTTTTCCGGCGCGCACCGGAACCAGAATCAACCGATCTTCGCTATCCCGGTAGATGTCGATCTTGTCACCCGGTTTGAGACCGGTGTCATCGGTCCACACCTTGGGAAGACCGATCACCGTTCCTCTTTTCCCTTCCTGCCGGATCGAATAGCACTTGATCTTTACGCCAACCATTTTATATCCAGCCTCCTACCATCATTCTAATGGGTTTGAGCTGGCTTGTCAAGCAGTATTGGAAAATAATGATGGATGAAATACGGGAAGGGATTATACTTTAGTAGATGAAGAGGATAGAGGTGAAGTTGCCGGAGGAAATCCACGAGACTTTCAAGAAGTACTGCGCTTCCCAAGAGCGTTCTATGCATGGTCAAATCGTTTGGATGGTTAAGAAGACCTTGGGCCTTTGTAAGGAGGAGGCACGGCGAAGCGATAGTCAGATGGCGGTTGGCCGCATACAAGAGGATTCTATAAGAACCCCTAGTGAGAAGGCCAAAAAAGGGGCATCAGATTAAAGAACAGAGATGTTATCGATGCAGAATCATCAATCTGAAGAAGTGGAAAAAGCAACACTTCAGAAAATAAGAAGGCAGATCATGAAAGAAGAACGCAAATGGTGGGCGACACCGATGATTCTATCAGGGGGTTTTGTCTTTGGGCCGGTGCTGGGCGACATACTGGGTTCTTTATTGTATCCAACCAGAGAGCACTTGCTGATATCGCGGGGAGGCTTGGTCGTTGTGAGCGCGGCATTGGTCATGATATGGATTATCGCTACTGCCGCTCTGGCGATTCGCAAACTAAAACATAAATCGTAGTGTGTGCCAGGATTGTGCCACGGGCGTTATGAATTGGCGTGAAAGGCAAGAAGAACGGATTTCGCCAACTCTCTATGAATCCAGCAAATAGAAGTGGTAGCGAATCCACAGTAACCCGCGACTTTGCCTTCCAAGCTGGAGATGTGGGTTCAATTCCCATCGGTCGCTGATATAAATGCTTTGAGTGAAAAGATTTAAGAGAACGGGAAAAAACGACATTCAGAAAATCCTTTCAACTATGAAACAATTTGTGAAAGATTTTTTGTGAGACGACCCTACTTGCTCAGCAAACGCGGCAAGGTTTGGTACTTCCGCCTAGCCGGGCAGATCACCTTCCACTCCACCGGTCAGACCGCCGAATCCAAGGCCCACAACTACGCCCTAGCCGCCGTGCAGCAAAAGGAGCGCCGGCAATTCCCCGCGATCAACCTGGAGTACTACGCTCGGGACTTTTTCGTCTGGGATCGCTGCCAGTGGATCCATCGACAGCACGCCAAGGGCCACTCCTTTTCGCGTACGGTGGCCGCCGACCGCCGCGCCCACCTGGACAACCATCTCTTCCCGCGGTTCGGCAAGATCCTCTTGAGCGCCTTCAACGCCGTGGACGTCGAGACCTGGTTGAGTTCGCTTGAACTCTCCAACCAGACCCGCATGCACATCCTCAACAGCCTGCGCATCATCATGAGGGAGGCCAAGCGCGAGGGCCTGCTCGAAACCAATCCCCTGGCCGAGGTCGAAACCTTCAGCGTGCAGCACCAACGCCGCGGCGTACTCACCGAGGAGGAGCTGGAGAGACTCTTCCCGGAGGACCGCAAGAAGTTCCGCAGGGTCTGGCCGATCGCCTACCACGGCGTCATGTACGCGCTCATGGTCTCCTCCGGCGCCCGCTCCGGCGAGATCCGGGCCCTGCCCTGGAAGGCGGTGCTCTGGAAGCACTCCGGCATCTTGATCCTGCGCGCCGTGACCGCCGATGGTGTCATCGATCTGCCCAAGGGCTCCGCCAGGTCCCGAGACTTCAGCCGGCAGCGGGCCGTGATCATCCCCCAGCGCAGTTTGGAGCTGCTTTCCTGGTGGCGCAAGCTGACCCGCTTCCCCGGGGACGAGGATCTGGTCTTTGCCGGCGCCCGCGGGTTGCCGCTGAGCAAGCGCACTGTCTCGAACTCGCTGCAGGCGGGTCTGCGCAACGTCGGCATCGAAGCCGGCGGTCGCGTGCTGGTCGCCCACAGCCTTCGCCACACCTACAATACCCGCATGAAGGAGCTTCTTACCGGCGAACTCTATGAGGAGTTCTCTGGCCAGAGCCTCCTGCGGGAGTTCACCGGCCACCATTCGCAGAAAATGACGGACTGGTACGACAATCCCCAGTGGACCCAGCGCCTGGAATCCTACGCTAAGGCCCGGCCGCAGATCGAGCAGTTTTGGAAAGGAGAGAAACCGAATGGCGGATGAATCCCTCCCCTACCGCTACGCCCTCGCCCCACGGCAAGATCGCCCAAAAATAGAATTGGACTACCTGCGCTCTGACGATCTGGACATGATCGAGAAAGGCATCCGCGAGACAGTCAAAGGCGTGGATTTCTCCAACTTGGTCGTGGCCATAGCCTTTGCCAAGATCGACCGTGAGGCCCTGTATGCGCAGGCCGGCTGCAAGTCTTACCTGGAATACCTGGACAAGGCCGAAGAACGCCTCAACATGAGTCGGCAGACCATGAGCGACTACAAGCGCATCGGCGAGATCTACATCGAGTACAAGAGCCAGCTGCAGCAGGTCGGCTTCCGCGAGGAAGGTAACCTACACAAGTTGCGCTACCTGCCGCGGGCCCTGGAGCGTCACCCCGCGCGCGAGGTCTTCAACCGCCTGGTGCGCGATTCCCTGCGGAAGTTCGTCGCCTACGCAATCCCGGATGCTGACGCCGTCGCCCCGCCGGCCCGGGAGCGCATGCCGCACATCGAAATCACGGCGCGCAAGATCTCGGTCGACGGCAAGAACATCCTGCGTTTCGATCCCGATCTCCGGCCGGAGGTCCGCGAGGAGTTAGCCGGCTACCTGGTGAAGATCTATGAAGTGCGGGCCAGCGGCAACAAGCCCTACATTCTGAACGTGTACGACGAGCTGGAGGCCAGGGCGGTAGAGCGCTTTCTACAGCGCCGGCGCATGCGGAAGTAGAGTCGTCATGTCTTGATGATAAAATTAATTCCGATCTCCGGCCCGTGGGTGTAGGCTCCGGCGCGAACTGGATCGGTTCCGTCGATAGTTGGAGAGCCAACAATGTCATACAGATCATTAGTATTCGTATTCGTTCCTCCAACCTCATAGTTTGGTGAGGTCAAGGTATATTTCCAAGCATACCCCGCGTGTTTGTGGGTTTGGAATGTATCCTCCCGCACCACCCCCAGCGCCGGGCCGGTTTTCGTGCGGGTGCTGATGTCCTGAGCACCAACCCCGGTAGGACTGATACCCTTGAAATTGGGAAGATAGAAATTGCCACCGCCGGGATCTCCACCGAACCCGTGCCCAATCACGGCAAACAGAGCCGCATAGATGGTCTCGGAGATAACTGTGCCGTCGCAGGTCAGCCAACCCGTGGGGGGACTGGCGGTTCCCCACATGGCGATCACGCCAGTCGGAATTACAACAAGACCGTCAGCATAACCTTTCGTAGCAATGTCCGCAGCTACCGAAGGCGCGACTACCTGTGCCCGCCCCGCGGTATCCCGCGTCATGAGCTGGCTGGCCGTGGGCGCGGAAACGGCGCCGTGGGCCGAGGATCCAGCGAGCGCGGCATGGGTGTCCAGCGTGCCCTTGTTCACAATATCCGCGGCCACCGAAGGCGCGACGATCTGCGCCCTGCCGGCAGCATCCCTCGTTATGATCTGGCTGGCCGTGGGCGCGGAAACAGCTCCATGGGCAGAAGACCCGGCCAAGGCAGCATGCGCGCCCAATTGATCCTGCAAATCGTTGATATCTCCTGCCTCGTTGGAATCCGCAATGTACTTGCCCGAAAAGTACAGATCCCCGCTCTGATAGGTGGAGTTGATGATCGTGATTTGGTGGAAAACCTGACGCTCGGGACCCGCCGCCGACACTCGCGCCGACAACTCGTTTGATTTCGTCCCGAGTGTATAGTCGGTGCCTTCGATCAGTAGCGTACCTCCCCATGCCGGCGCGGTACGGATCACTAGGTCTTCCTTCGTCCACCAATCATGCTCCAGCTGGAAAACCCCAGCACCCACGTTGACTAGGTGATAGTCCGTGAAGGGCGTGCCTGTCAGATTGATGTTCATGAGTGCCATGGTCTTACTTTCCTTTGAATCTACGCACTAGATTTTCTGAACCCCTATAACTCCATGATGGATCTTTCCTGCGCATCCTTGCAATCAGATCTAACTCCAGAGCATGAAACGCCGATAGTCGCGGCGGCATCTGAGGTACAAACGGGTCGAGGAGAATGCCATAGCAAGAATCGCCATAAAAGGAATCGCCCAGGATACAGGAAAGAGCCATTCAAATCACTTCCTTCGCGGTTGAGGACCGAAAATCTTTCTCAATCTATCAAATGGAACACCTTGTTTAAGAATCCATCCCGGAACATTTCTTCGAATCGTTCTGTAGAACTCCAGAGTCGGCGAACTCAAACCCGGCTCCCGGGGCGACGGTATTGGGGTATAGACAAGATCGACATTTTGACCTGTCAGCAGGAAGGTGCCGGAAGCCAGGGCAAGCACGTGGCACCAGAGGAATCCGATGTCCTGCCCGGTTTCGACAAACGCGCCGGGGGCCAGCGACAATAAGTAGCCCTTGAGTAAGTTTATCGCCTGCCCGGTGAGCGCAAAACTGCCAGCTCCCACGGGAAGCAGGTGCCCGACAAGTAGCCCGATGGGTTGCCCAGTATGGGTGAACATTCCCGCGCCGATGGGCAGTCGATGTCCGACAAGTAGACCTATCGCCTGCCCGGTTTCGGTGAATAATCCTGCGCCGATAGGAAGGCGAAGTCCGCGTAGAAGCGAAATAGTCTGTCCGGTTAGGGAGAATACCCCGGCGCCGACGGGAAGAAGAAAACCGCGCAGGAGTGAAATTACTTGCCCAGTGAGTGAAAATGCTCCAACCTCACAGGCTAAGATATACGATCCTGGCGCCCCGCCGCGCAGGACCGTAGGATCTGAGAGTTTTACATCGGCTGGGGTTGTTTCTCCAGCGTATAGGAAAATATCGGGCATCCTAGGCCCCCACTAGGATATTGACTGTCGTTCCTGCCACGTCCGGCGCGCCCGCCTTGTAGGCTATAACGTAGTACGCGGTGGACAGGGACGCGCTTCGGAACTCATAACTCCCATCGGCACCCGAGATCAGAACATCGGCCAATGAGTCGTTAACTGTTCGGAAAAGACGGACGGCGCAGGCCGCCAATGGACTTCCCGCACTGTCCTTGGTGATGCCGAAAATACGCAGATAGATGGCCGGCAGTGGTATGCCCCCACGCAGGAGACGCGGACTGCCCAGTTGTCCCGCAGATCTAATACCTTGAGCAGGGTTTTCGCGGAGTCCGAACAGGATGGGTTGCGTCAATTCATCGCCACCACTTCCATGTCGTGGACCTGCATCGTCTCCGCCGTGGAACCGGATCGCAAGAACTGAACACTGATGATGAGCGCTGCCGTGAGATCGCATGCGCCCGATACTGCCGGCACTGAGGCGGGAAGTAGGATCGGTTGCGAGGCGGCGGCAATCAGACCGACGTTAAAGTTGGCCTCCCCGGTGCAGAACAGTGTGCCGGTTGACCCAAGACTGCGGCAGTGGACGAAAATCTGCATCCACCATGACAGGTTCGTCCCCGAAGCCACCAGCGCCACGGGCGTACCCGTCATCAGCACCACGCCGTTCGCGTCCGCGCCCGTCCCGTAGTAGATGTTGAAACTACCGTTACCCGGTGTCAAAACCGTTGTCATTCTGCCGAACAGACGGATGCGGAGTTTCTTGCCAATGCGGCTGAAATATTGACCGCCCAACACCGGAAACGCCGAAGCCGTGTAAAGTGCCTTGGCCGTTAAGCCAAGCGTCACCACGCCCTGGTCCGACGCTATGAACGGTTCTCGTAGATCGTTGTAGAATAGTCCATCTGCCATATTCTTTGCTCCTTATTGCAATGTCAGCACGCCGGTAGTCGGGTCCATGTCGGCCTTGAAAGTCTCGCCGATCCCCAGTGTTACCCCGCCCACCCCATAGTCATGCCATCCGACAGGAAGCCGGGCAGCGCTAGTCCCGGAAGTTTCGTTATAGAGCACAGCGTATCGAAACGTGGGCATAGCCGCAGGAGTTGCCGTCCAGGTAGCCGGGTCATCGAGTACAAGTTTATAGAGGCCGCCGGATTGTGCGGAGGAGGCAATGGCCGCAGAATTGCCACCCTTGGTATAACCATTACCCGCCGCTATCTCCTGGGCGGCAGACACGGCCTGAATGATGCAGACACCTCCGGTCGTGTCGATGTAGGTATCCCCGGCGTTCGGGGCGGTGTTCGTGAGCAATACTTTGAATATGTCACTGCCGAGGTTGTGTTTTTTCTCGGCCACGTCCTCGACGAAACAGTTAAACTTGTTAAACGTAGCCATCACTTACCTCCCCAATGCGAATCCCGCCGCGATGCCGACTGCGGTCGCAAGCAACAGCCAGATCCCGCCGCGCTTCAGTTTCTTATTCGCCTTCTCCAGATCCATCTGCATACCGTCGTACAAAAGCCCGCGCCTTTGCAAGTCCTTCTTCTCCGCTTCTAACCGCTTCCGTTCTGCGGATAAGTTCTGTTTCTCGCTCGCGATTTCGGATCTCTCCAGCGCGGAGGCGGTTTTCGCGCTCTCTAGCTCGATCCTCTCTTGCTGCAAGCGTTCGCTCTCGGCCTCCGAGCTCAAGGTCACGTTCTGAAATGCGTTCCCGATCTCGTCCAAGTAACTCTGTAACTCCGGCCAGTCCGGTGCCGATTCGCTTGAGGTCTCCGCGCAGACCGGAAGCGACAGCGCCAAGGCCAGACAGATCCAGAAAATTGAAACGCGCCCCGACATAAAGTCCTCCTATCAGTGCCAGCATCACGCCAGCCGGCAACAGCCATTTCCTCATCCCGTGATCCCCTGCAGGCCGTTGCTCTTGGCCTCGCTTTTGGCCTTCAAGGTCTCACTCCAGCGTTTGAAGTGACTACCGCCGGCGGCCACACTGAACACCGCGAACCAGGGCCCGAGCAGAAACTTCGCCACTTCCATGTAGCGCTTAAGGTCTGCCTGGGCGAAGTAATAGGCGCGAATGCCTTCCGCAGCCATCCAGATGAACACTAGCAGCGCCACCACGCGCAGCACCTTGATCCCGACTTTCATATCTTTCATATTTCTGTCCTCTCCAGCAATGGCCTTTCCCCGAAGTCCCCCGTCTTTTAGTCTGTGACGGTCAGGGTCGAAGTCACGCGCAGGGTGTCGCCAGTTTCAACGTTTCGCGCGCCACCGGTGAAAGCTCCGACACCGTAGAGAATGCCATCAGTGGCTTCCTTCACAGCATCGTCGGTAAGGAAGCAACCGGCGATACTCCCATCCCCGGTGATGGTGAAGATTGCTCTCTGGTCGCTGTTGTCCACCGCGCCGCCGGCGATCTCGCCGGGAGTAAAGTCCTGGCGAGCCTGTTCCTCATACAGGACGTTTTCGACCCACCCCACATGTGAAGCCATGACATCTGCAGCTGAGTAGGCGGGATCCTCCGCCCCATCCACCAGACCCACGAACCAGGCCGGCTCCGCAATCCCGGTCTTGAAGGTCGCGTCCAGCAGGGTATTGAGTCCTTCGGTGGTCACCAGGTTCTCGAAGTCCTCGGCCCATTTGAGCCTGCCGTCTTTGTCTCGCAGTTCCACATGATGGTGGGTATGCGCCTTCGCCTCGAATTGGCGGTACTTGTATCCATCGATGGACCCATCTACCGCCATCGATCCCTTCGCTGAGATCTCCCCTACAACACCGCCGCCCGTGCGAATGGCCTCATTGGCCATTCCCGCATTTGCCGCCAGATCGACGGACTCCGGGCCGCTTACCGATGCGAAAGATTCCATGCCCATTTAATTCTCCTCTCATCCCGCAGGATGATGAAAGCATAATTGGTGCTAGGCACCAATTTTTTACCTAAGCCGCATCAGAAATACAATCCATACCGGAACCTGTGCCATCAAGCCAACCAGGACGGGCACCCATCGACGCCATCGCAGATTCGATGGACAGGTTTCAGCGCGAGTGTTCAGAAAGGTCTGGAATGCCCCCTGCAACGTGCTGAACCGTTCAGAGAAGCCATCCTCAAAGAACATGGTGAAAAGCTTTGCCACCTTGTCTGTCGTATCCCGAAGTCGTACGAACATCGCCTCGTGCTCGTTCAACTTGCCGATGATGAGACTATTGTGTTCTTCATTCCCTTTGACTTCGATGACCAACTTGTGAAACTCTTCCGCCCAACCATCGCTAAAGGCCTGCACTTTTTCCATGACCGCGGTCTGATTTTCCATGACCACGGTTTGCACCCGGCTGGAGATTATGTCGACTAGCTCCTGTTTGGTGATAGACATTCTATTTCCTCCGGTACGGCCAGACTCGGGTCTCTTCCATCAGATTATCTCCGGCCACCCAGCAACTCCCAGGGATCGCCGGTCTCGATCAGGTGGATGATCCGCCCCGCGGCCACGCCGGGAAGCCCCAGCATCTTCATCAGCTCCGGCACCACTGATAGGAAGCCGTCCGCCCAGTCCTGAAGGTCTCCACCTTTCTCCAGGTGTTTGCCAACCGCCAGGGCCGCTCGGGCGACTCCGGGAATGAGATTCACGCCACGGCCGCTCCACCAGTAGCCCTGAAGGCCGGTCAGCACATCGTTGCCAACCAGCGGGATCCCGGAAATGAATTGCCCTACCAGGTCCAAGGCCCATTCCTTCGGATCCTCCGGTAGCCGTTTCCGTCCAATCAGCCCAATGCCCAACCCCGTCAAGGAAAGGGCCAGAGCGTCAGCCAGCGCATGCAGGATCTTGCCCTGCCGAATATCCATCGGAATGTCCGCGGTGGTCATGTTCCAAATCTGATTGAGCTGCCGGGTGAACATCAGGAACATGTGGGCTGCCCGGTCCTGATACATCAGGGGCAGGTCCTTGATCCGGCCGGAGGGTTGGGTCCGCAGGGTCGACTTCTGCGCGGCCTGGATGGCTTCCGCCTCGCTCATCTTGGCGGCGATGCTCTTATCATATACGGCCTTCCAACCCACAAGCCGGGTCCACATGTCGATAGCCTCCAGGGGCTTCATGCCGATCTTGGCCACGACGTCCTGGAATTGCTGGAAGGCATTCTGCCCGAAGCGCCGCCGGAGGTTCTCCAGGACCGGATCCATGGAGGCGTGTTTCACTTGTGGATCCCGGGATGTGACGAACTCATAGAGCGCCTTGGGGTTGCGGACCCATTCGGCCAGGGCGCTCATCATGTGCATGGGCCCGGCATCCGCCAGGTACAGCATCGGCCCGGTGAGATTGTTCAGCAGGCTGTTGAGGTTGAAGGCCAGGGCGCCCAGGGTGACGTTGGAGCGCAGCGCATCCATCAGTGGCATCCGGAGTTCGTTTGCCCGGAAGGCGCCTGGGTTAGCCACCTCGTTGATGTAGGTGTTGATGGCCTTGTTCCAGTCCCGGCCGAAGCGGCTGGCGATCGTCTCCACCAGATTCGGGTCCCGGGTGAAAATGTTCTGCAGGCGTCGGGCCAGCTTCCAATGGCTGATGTAGTGCTCCTGCTTTTCGATCTGCTCGAAGAAGATCGCGGTAGCCCCCAGGCGCATGGGCCGGCGGTGTTCGTCGGCGATGTTCATGCGTTCGATCAGGAAGCCTTTGGCCGGGTAGCCGCGGCGGGCCCCCGCACGCGTGAGTAGATCGCTGGAAATCTCCTGGGCGATGGCATCGTAGGTGCCCTCCCGGGCCCGGATCGGGAAGTAATTCTCGACCTTGTGCGAGGCTCGGTTCTTGTCCTCGATGTAGGCCCGGTTCAGGCGCTCGAAATTGTCCCCGGCAAACACGGTCAGCATATAGTCACCCCAGGCGACTTGCTCTTTAGTCAACTGGCCGACCAGTTCGACCACTTCCACGGCGTTGACTTTGTTCCCGTGGATCAGGGTTGCCCGCTCGTCCTCGTTTTTGATGGCCAAGTACATATGGATCACTTGGTCCACCGTGTAGCGCACCCCGTCCTTGGTCGCCAGAGGCTGGGTCAAATCCCGGGGCTTGATCCCCAGCTCCTTCAGCTTGGCCTTGGCCGGCTCCGCGATCAGATCCACGGCGCGCAACTCCTCGTCCAGGGTCTTATTGACTTCGGTGGTCAGCCAGGTCTCCGCCGTGGGCCCCATCATCCGGGCCAGGCGCAGCATGTTCAAGGTATGGGCCTGGATGAAGCGCTTGGCTCCACCCCGCATCTTCTTCTCCGCGGTAATCGAACCCTTGGCGCGCATCCCCTCGAAAGGCCGCTTCAAGATCTCGATCTTGATTCCCTCCTGGGCCTTGGCGACGATCTTGCGCTCCTCCAGGAACGCCATGCTGCGTTTCAGGCGACCCTCCGAACGCAGGTCCCGGATCTGCTTGTCAAAGGCCTCCAGCTCGCCGTAACTCATGGAGCCGAGGAAGCGCTTTGCTAGAAAGCGCCTGGTGTCCGAAGAAGGCGGCTCATTAGGGTGGGTGGCGTAGTAGTAGCGCACGCGCGCTTGCGTTTTAACCAGGCGCTTACTGGGTCGGGGGTCCACACCCTCTTGCATGTCCTGGATCTTCATCGCCTCCTCGTAGTTGATCGCCGCCGAGGGCGACTTGAGGGCCGTGTGCACGATTTGGACGATACGCTCCCGCACCGGTTCCAATTCTTTCTTGTCTTTCTGCTGCATGATGTCGGCCACATTGAGCGTTCGGTACGGCTCCAGTCCTTCCCCGGGCTGCTTGGGAAGACGCCGCTTCAGTGCGGCCTCGTAGAGACGAGCGCCTTCATAGTCCGCAGTTTCCTCGGTGAGGGCCCGCTCGAAGGCCTCTTTCCACTTCCGCGGTTGGGTGACCATCTTCCGGACCAGCTCCCCGTAGGCCTCCTCGCTCAACGTGCCCTCGGCGGTGATCTTGCGGTAAATCGGGGCGAGCAATTTCAAGGCCTCCGGCGGCACATTCGGGTTACTCACGGCCTCGAGGACCTGGTTCTCCACGTCCTCCTTGCTCAGGCCCTCCAGGAAGCGTTGGACTTCCTCATCGGCGGGTGTCTGCGGCGAGGTCTCGAACTGTTGCTGGTAGAACTCGGCTGGCTTCTCCTGGCCGGGCAACTCCACGGCTTTCATGTCGCGGGCGAAGTCCTCCGCATTCTCCGTCCCAGCCACCCGGGCCAGTTGGACTTCTTCCTGGATTTCCTGGACTTCGGCCTCCTGCAGGCCGCTGGCGATGATTCGCAGGGCTTCCGCCTGTGCCTCTGGGGTCTCCGCCTTCACGCCGGGCAGGATCTCCAGCTCTCGGTCCACCGCGTCGGCCACCTCTGCGGCACGCACGATCTCCTCCGGCCGAACCTCGGCGCTTTCGGCCATCATATCCAGCTTCCGCAGAGTCTGTGCAGCTTTCTTCGGCGCGATCGGCTCCTGCTGGGAAAGCAGACTCTTCGCTTCACTGACCGCTCGCTCGAGGGGGGAGAGGGTGACCGGCGCTTCCACCCCCAGTTGCGTCGCGCGGCGCTGCTGGGCGAATTGGCGAATATCCGCGGCCCCGCCCATGACGTGGCCCGGGATCCCGAGCACGGCCAGTGCAGGAGCAGAATGAATGAAGGTGTTGGCCAGGCGCTTCAGGTCCTCCTGGAAGGCCTCGAACTCGCCAACAGAGGCTTCCAGCTCCCAGGGCAGGCCCTGGGTGATCACGTTGGCCAGCTGGGGGTTGGTGCGAGGATCGGCGAGCGTCGCCCGTCGACTGACCAGGTAGTTGGCCATGTCCTGCGCCAGGCCCTCGCTGGTGATGTCCAGCAGTTCCTGAATCAGTTCTTCTGAAACCTCTCGGGTCCAGTAACGGCCGAAGGACTTCATGCGCTCCAGGATCAGCCGGCCCACGGTGCCGTCCTTCAGCACTTTATCGATCCGCCGGCCTAAAGCCTTGTTCAGGACCTGTTGAACTCCCGGGAAAGTCTCGGCAACTTGGCCGATCTGCACGACCTCTACTGCGGCATTGGCCGCCCCGAAAACCGCGGACACCAACTGCACGACGGCCTGGGGGATGGGCTCACCATTCTCATCCCGCAGGCGACTGAGGGTCAGCCAGCTGCGCCCGCGGGCCTGCCGGAAGGAATACGAGGCCATGCCCGCGCCGAAGCCGAATAGAAAGCCGCCCGCGGCCGCCGGACCCGCGCCCACTCCGCCAACTCCCAAGCCGGCCAGGGCCCCCACCGCGGCAGTGCCTGCGCCCATGATGGTCCCTTCGCGCATGCTGCCGGCGATGCCCGGTAGAATCTGACCCACATCCCAGACCATTTGATGTAGGAAATCGGAATCCTCCCCGGGGGTCAGCGCGAAAATCTGTTCCTCCAACTCCTGAATGCGAGTCCAACGGCTGGTGGGAGATTTGCCCGCCAAGACTTCCAGACTCAGTTGAAAGGCTTCGTCATACAACTTCTCGGCCAACAGGCCCGCTTGCACGCCTTCGTAGCCGGAGCGGGCGCCGCTCTTGACCGTATCCAGGAGCCGCGGGAAAAACCCCTTCTGTGTGACCCGCTCGTCACCAGTGAGTTGCTGCGCCACTTGGTCGCGGATCTCGTAGGCCTGCGTCGGCGGGAGGTTCAGGGCGCGGGAGAAAGCCAGGGAATTAACCAGACCCGATTGCTCCTCCTCGGGGTTTTCGCCTTCACTGATCGCAGCCTGAAGCTGGCCGGCCAGGGTGGCGCGACGTTGAAACTCCGCAAGGTTCGGGTCCTGAGACTGGCGAATCAAGCCCGGTGGATCCAGCCTGTCGGCGGATGGCTCGGCGGGTGTACGGACAAGCCCAGGCGGGGGCGGTACTATTTCAACAATGACTTGCTTTCGATCACCCATTTCTCACCATCCCAGAAACGCCAGGCTCCTTCGTCGAAGATCCACCAATAGCGGCCATCCGAAAATGCTGGTTTGCCGTCCACCATGGCGCTGTCTGCGGGTTCCCGGCCTTTCAACTCGCGGAAGTTCTGCCGTAGTTGCTTCTCAGTTTGCTGCACGGGGGCTGCCGCAGGTGCCCGAGGCTCGGGAACCGCCAGGGTCTTCAGAAGATCTTTCACCCGCCGAGTCTTCAGGCCGGACAACAGCGTCATCGACTGCTGCATCAGGTCTATTTTTTCGTTCTTGGCGCCCTCTTGGAGCGCAAGTAGCATCCGGTCCCGCTCACTCATCAGCCGATACATTTGCTCCGTTGGCCCCTTCTTCCGGTTTCCTTCAAGTTCTTTGATCTGCGGATCGTAGAAGACGCGGATGCGCTCCTCGGCCATCTTCAACTCTCGCGTGCGCAGGTCCGTACCTTTGGCCAATTCCTCCTGCTTGGCTTTGATCCGCGAACCCATCAACTGGAAGGTTTCCTCTTCGATGCCCGGCAGAGCCTTGTTCCGTTCATTTTGCGGATAGTTGCGCCACCGCCACTGATCCACCCGCCGCACCTCATCGGCGCTCACCTCCGGATTGTCCATGATGCCGGAGAAGTAGCGGTAATATTCCAGCTGCAATTCCGCGGCGCTCTTGCCCGTGGACTTGGCAGCCCGGGCCTCGGCCTGCGCTTCGGCCTGCTGCAACTCGTTGAATAATTGCTGATGTTCTTCCCGGCCCTCCTTGCTGGGGAACTTCTTCAGGAATCCGGCCAACTCCTCCCGCATACCGGCAAGCCGCCGATCACGCAGCCGGCCCCATAGCCGGTTGGCCTCCCGGTCGAAGTCGCCGACTTCCCCGCCGGTCTGCAAACGCTGAAGTTGCTCGCTGTAGCGGCGCACGTCGGGATCCACCCGGCCCATGCGGTCCACCGCGTAGCCGCCGTCCACCAACTCCTGCAGGTAGCGCTGGGCCAAGTCCTTGTCGCCAGCCTTCAAGGCATCCTCGACGGTTTTCAGAAGATCGTTGCTGTAGGCTTCGCGGTCCTTCTCGGCGGCCTCCGCGCGGGTGGCCAGGATCTGCTCCACCTTCGTGCGGTCGTCGGGCGTGAACCCCATGTCCCGGCCGTGCTTCTGTCGGAACTGCTCCTGAAGATCCCCGCCCTCCAGCTGATCCATGCTGGTCAGCCGGCCAGCGGCAATCTCCTCTTGGGCGAAACTCAACACGGCGCTCTTCCGGCTCCAGTCGGCCAGCTCCTCGGCCTTCCGGCGGTTGGCCAGTTCGTTGGCGGCCTGCGTGGCCAACTGATTACGCCGTTCCGGGGTCAGGAAGTAACGCTCTCCCGACTCCAGCTCCATGGCAAATTTGTCCCGGGCTTCATCGGACAATAACCAGGCCGGCCCCTGGTCGCCCAAGAGGCGGGCGTAATCCAGAGCTTGACCTTCCATCAGTTCCGAGATTCCGGTTTCCATGAGCTTCACCAGGTCGGAGTCCACAAACTCCCGCGCTTCCTTACTCTGCCGCAGCTCCGAAAGCAGCCGCTCCCGGTCCCGGTCCCGGATCGCCTGATTGATGCCCTGCAAGCGCACAGTGCGCGCGTGCTCGATGGTCCGCGAGTCGGAGATCTTGCCGATTGTCTCGGTCCAGTCCTGCCGCAGGTTTTTCAGCTGTGTTTCGATCTCCCGCCTGGCCCGCGGCAGCTTTAGGCCTCCTTGCAGTTCCTCGCGCAGGCCGCTGAAGAAGCTATCGAACTTCTGCCCGTAGGAGGCATAGTCCGGGTCGCGCTCCAGGTCGCTCGAGAAGCTGCGCCAGCGGTCCCGGGCCTTCACCACCGCGTCGTTGACCTGGTTGTTGTTGGCCAGGTCGAAGAGCCTGCCGGCGAACTGGAAACCGATCTGCTCGACTCCGGCCGCCAGCTGACTCTGAGCCCGGGCCTCCGCGCCCGCGATGCCGCGGCGGCTGGGCTTGTGGGGAGGGGCTACCTGCGGGTTGTAGATCGGGATCGCCATGACTTCTCCTACTTGGCGGCCGGCCGCGGGATGAGCATGCTCGCGCCCGATGCCAAGCTCCCCAGAAGGCTGCCCCAGACCTGGTAGGGCCGGGTCTTCTTATACATCTCCGCCTCCGCCTCCAGGGCCTCCGCACCCCATTCCCCCGCTTGCCGCATGCGGCGGACGTCCTCAGTCATTCGCGCGCCAGTTTCACTCAAGAGGGCCAGCGGCGAGCCGCTACTGAGTTTCACCCCCGAACGCCCGATCAGCGCCTGCTGCGTACCCAGGAACTGTTTCTGTTGGGTCTGGAGGTCCTCGACCCTCCACTGCGTTTCCACGCGCGTCTGTGCGGCCTCATCCCGGGCCGCGGCCTCCTGGGCTTTGCTCGCCTCGGATTCGGCCTTGGCCTTCAACCCGCCTCCGATGATGGCGGCGCCGGCGGCGATGATTCCTGCGATGATCCAGAACATCTCTCTACTCTCCCGCCACTATCTCGGCCACGATTCCCAGCACCGTCATCGGTAACGGTTGGTCTTGCACGATCATGATGCTTCCCTCCCTGCTGAAAGCGCCTCCGATCCGCACCTCCTGCGGACCCGTCAACAGCGTGTCGCTGGCGTAGCGAATGTTCTTGAGACTGCCGGCGTCCGCTCCGATCCTGCCGCCGCGACTCTTGTACAGCAACAGCGTGGCCTCGGGAATGCGCACTGGAGAGAAGCCGCCTAAACGTTGCGTCCAGAGGCGGCCGGTGTAGGGCAGGCCCACGTGGATCTTGGCCGCGTACTCGTCGATGGTGATCGAATCAGCATCCGAGATCATCACCCGATTACCCGTGCCGCTGCAGGCCACCGTTGCGAAGAGCCCGTTGCCGTAGGCCACGGAGAACCAGTTGTTGTTCGCGGCACTGTTGCGGATCGTCCAAGTGATCCCGTCCGGCGAGGTCATGACCCGGTCGCCCGTGCCGGTACCGGCCACCGCTACGAAGACCCCGTTGCCGTAAGCCACGCCGTACCAGTCGTTGTCCGCGGCGCTGCTGCGGATCGTCCAAGTAATCCCGTCCGGTG